TATTTAAAGCGTGTTGCTTTGTAATTATATTTATTTTATACCTATGGGTAAGAATAACAGTTGCAGAATGAACTGAGAACATAGGCGATTCTTCAGATACAGGTATTGATATCTTGTTAGTATACATATCATAACCTCTCCAACCTTGTGCGGGACCAAATACGTACCAGTCGGTTTCGTGATCATAATCCCACAACTCTGTGACTTGTTGATCAAAATTCCAAGGACATACAACTTGTGTAATACGGTCCCCTTTCATGAGTAATTCTGCTTGTTCTAGTGATTGTACTACCTTAAAATCATATGTTCGTCCTGTAGTCTCTCCGGGGTTCTCGGGGACAGAGTTAGCCAGATTAATTACAATCATCTTGTCAATATCTTCGGCAGCCCTACAATTGTAGTCCCATGCAAACAAATCCTTTCCCGAACATATATCTATGTTTGAATTTTCATAATAGAAACAAATGCCTGCCATATTAGTATACCAGTAATCCATTAGCGTAGAATTTGGAATTCTCAAGAGTATAAACTGTGCTAGGATATTCAATACAATCTATGATTTTAATAGCAGTAGAGTTACCTGCCACATCTCTTACCTTGTCCCCTATTAAAAGAGGTTCAGCAATACCTAAGTCTTTATAGTCTATACCGGGATCCGGATTAATTGCAGAATAACCTTTACCCTCTACATATAGTGGGTGATCCTCTGACAACTCTAATCCTCTACCATCGGCAAATGTAATTCGGTACATAACACGATTTGTACGTGTAATAATACTTTTAACCGGCTCTACCCCGTCTTCAACCTGTATTAAATCCCCCTCCCTTATATCAACAATTCTGGCCATTAATCCATTGGCCATAGTAATGAGCGTCCAAGGTGTGAAACAACAAGTAGGACACATATCAACAAGTCTATTTGCCGAATATTGGGCACTTGACGTAGTATCTAAAACGTTACCCCCACTAGCTGCATCCCAGAACTTAAAGGTTCCTGTGATGGTCTTCGCACCATCACCTGTAGTGGTATCTGTAAGTGTAAAATTTGCGTTTAAGGCTATGTTAATGCGCGTTGCATTAGGATGATCGGCAAATCTAGTCTCGGTTCCAGATGTGCGTAAGTGTTCAACCCAGACATCACTAGAAACACCTTGATCCAGCCAAGTACCAATAGTTGCAGTAGGCGGACCCGATGCAAGGAATTCATATTCCTCACCATCAGTAGCAAATCTCACACCTACTTTAACTGAGGACAGAATAGCAGAATTAGTATCCCCATTTCCTAACGCACTAACCAGTGGGGGGGCAACGGAACCCTGTTGTGCTGCATTACACACGGGATAAACACTCATACTCATGGTGTTATACCTGTTCCCCAGATTAAAAATATGGCCGCTTCTTGTCTGTATATAGTAGCAACTCCACCCGGACCCAATGTAGCAGTACCCGCAATATCAGTCCTAGCAGTACCGCTCATATAGTAACAAGTAGCAGAGGCTGTGTCCACTATAGTCATATTAACTGCTGAAGTATTAGCATTAATAAGTATAGTCATTCCCCCCACTGGGAAATCTAGTCCGGTCGATGCTGGCAGCGTAACTGTGAATGCTGTGTTGTCATCCATCACGATTGAGGAACCACACTGGTTTGCCGCAAGGGTTACGGAAGCAGGGTTATTGTCAGTGACTTTAACATCATTGAATCCCAAGTCTCTAGGACTATTCTCATGATCTGTAACCGTGCCCCCTGAAGTGTTACCCGTTGCCGTATGACTTTGAGTCTGAATACCGGGGAGACCATTGTAATACATTATAGCCTGACCGTTTGCGATACCAGCAAACATTACTTCAGTGCCACCAGTGCCACCACGCACTCTAAAGTCTGATGTCGTAGCTGGCATATCAATAAAGAAGTCTACGCCACTAAAGTACATATCAACGTCGTCCCCATTACCAAAATTCAACTGAATGTTGTCATTGAATCTTAGGTTGCCGGAGGTCTTCTGATCCGCAGCATCTGATCGTAGGAATGAAGAGCCGTGAACACTGTCAAGTCTGTCAGCATTTAGATTGGTTACCAGCGTAGTTGACGTAACCGTAATACCCCCCGTTATAGCAACACCAGTTGTAGTCGTTGCGAGTTTTATATTAGTGCCGTGAATGCCAGTGTGATTTAGTGAGACGGCTCCAGCAACATTACTGACGTAAGTAGTACTAGCACGACTACCCAACACTCCATACCCGCCAAAGTAAGAATCATCAGTTCCTGGAGTACTGTTCGGTCCAAGACCAGTAGCTTCGAAGTTGTCTGCGGTGAAGTCACCTGTAGTTGTGTAATTACCTGTGCCACTTGTCTTACTGGTCAAATCATTAAACGCTACTGAGCCAGAACCTAGTTGGGTCCAAGAAGACCATACCGTATTGAATGCTCTAACGTAAGTGTCACCAGTCGTAAAATGTGTAGCTAACTGAGCAGCAACATTTGAACCATTGCCATACGTCATCATAGACCAGAAGGTACTAGCCGTAGGCATGTTAGTTGCTGTGCTATTGACACGACGGTTACCACGAGTGGTTGCCGAGTCTGCGTCACCAGAGTAGTCGGATAGGTTTACGCTGGTGTTAACTGTATTATCTCCAGTATTTGAACCTGAAAGAGTTCCACCATTAAAGGTTGTTGCACCTACATCTCCTACAACCAGGACTCCAGTTGTTAAGGTCTGAAATTTTAATGTGCCGTCATTGTAAAGAGCTACACGATGGCTAGACGCGTCACCGTTATACCTTAGAACATACTGAGTATTCAGTTGATCGTATATGCCAATCTGATTAGTTGTCAACGTTCCGGCGTTATCGTAGAATCCAGATCTATTACCAACAGAGTAACCTGCAAAAAATCCAGTGGAACCTTCCTTTCCGTCAGCTTGTACAGAACCTTCTATCCCACTAACAGTTTCAAAGTGACCTGTAGCGTCACCCCCTATATTGAGGTCACCACCAATCGTGAGGTTCTCCGACCCATTGAACATCAAAAGGGTCTTGTACTGAATGTTCGTATCGAAGTTCACGTTCGATATGTTAATTCTATCGAGTGAGGAACCACGAACCAGAATCTTACGCTCTACTCCTGCTACGTCTTTCGTTGCAATATACGAACGAAGTGTCGTTGCATCAGCATCTAGCATTATCAGGTTCTGTGGTAAGACCGTAAACTGAGCAGAGATGCTTGTGGCACCTGTCAGTGCGCCACCAGCTAAAGGAAGGAAAGCTCCGCCAGCACCTATATCATCATTAAAAATACTTAGTGGAATAGATGATATTAATTGTTTATTACTTACTGTAGAGTTAGCAGCTATAAGGTGATCAGTTGCAAGTAGTGTACCACCAACTGCTAACTCGTTAACATCTAATGTGATACTTGGAGTAGTACCCCCTGTTGAATCTACACCTGTGCCACCTGTAACACTTGTTACTGTACCAGTATTACTTGTCCAACCAGAATTATTATTAAATATACTTAATGGTATAGATGAAATTACTTGACGATTACTTACTGAAGCATTAGCAGCTACAAGATGATCAGTTGCAAGTAATGTACCACCGAGACCTAATTCAGAAACATCTAATGTGATACTTGGAGTAGTACCCCCTGTTGAATCAATACCTACACCACCTGTAACCGATGTTACACCCGCATTGTCACCGGTGTTAGTGCCCGATAGTCCGGTAATACTAGCAGTAGTATGCGTATGCCCCGGATCAGCACCCGTAGTTACATTAGCACCAGTGACAGTTGTTGCTGCCAAAGTTCCAGTTATACCTACTCCCGTTGTTTGTGTTATGAACTTAACACTACCGTTCCAATACAATGCCACATGACTATTGGAGCTAGCATCAATCATCGGTTTTGAACCCGCACTTCCACCCCTTAGAAGGAAGTCTACCCCACTTATCATCTGTATGTCGAAGGTAGTAACACCATTGAAATTAATAGCAACATCAGAGGTAGTTCCAAATATGCAGTCTACACCGTCGTTGAATCGCAGTGAACCACCTGTCACTGTGTTTAATCCACTGAAAGACCAAGCACCCGCGATAGCTTCTACAGCAGACTTGTCAACGGCATTCGTTACAAGAAAACTATCCCCAGCATCAATGTTAGCAGTACCGTTCCAAACAGCTAAAAAGTTATCAGTACCTGTACCTCCAACTGTACCCCCACCACCAGCACCAATATCATCATTAAATATACTTAAAGGTATAGACGATATTAATTGTTTATTACTTACCGCAGCATTAGCAGCTATAAGATGATCAGTTGCAAGTAATGTACCACCAACTGCTAATTCAGCAACATCTAGTGTAATATCTGGAGTATTACCTCCTGTAGAATCTACACCTGTGCCACCTGTAACTGCTGTTACACCCGCATTGTCTCCAGTGTTTGAACCTGAAAGGTTCGCGCCCGTAACGTTACCCGTAGCTGCAACTGTTGTAGTAGTTGTTAAACCACCTGTTATAGCTACCCCAGTAGAAGTAGTTGCGAATTTAGCACTAACATTATGCTTTATCGTAACTGCTCCACCAGATGTACACGTGATAGTAGGCTCATTTCCTTGTGTTCTTATAACTACATCACTATCACCTACTACGTTTAGTACACCGGTATTACTTTCTACCCACCCATCAGTATCATTATGAGTTATAGAAGTATAAAGAAATCCACCTGCTGTAGGGCCATACGCTCTAACTCGAGATTGTGTACCAGATTTAGATACGCTTAATATACCATTAGCTGGCCGTATGAAAAATGTACCAATACTACTACTAATTTCAGTGAAATTTTGAGGTGAAGCTGGAGTAATTACAATACTCTCAGGAGTAATATCATCTAAGGCAAGCGTGATTGCTGGAGTTGTAGTTGCTGTTGCAACTGTACCACTGATACCATTAGCAGAAACAACTGAAACAGTAGTTACTGTTCCACCTGTGCCGCCAGGCACAGAGTACGCACCTGTCTCATCAAGGAAGTTAGTTGCAGCACCTGCGGTAGTTAAAGCTACACCACTGAATGTCGATGCGCCTACGTCCCCTACAACCAAGACTCCAGTTGTTAAGGTCTGGAATTTTAATGTGCCGTCATTATAAAGAGCTACACGATGACTAGACGCGTCACCGTTATATCTTAGAACATACTGAGCATTCAATTGGTCGTATACGGCGATCTGATTAGTTGTTAACGTTCCAACATTGTCGAAGAATCCGGATCTATTGCCAACAGCATAGCCGGCAAAGAATCCAGTCGAACCCTCCTTTCCGTCAGCTTGAACTGACCCTTCTACCCCGCTAACAGTCTCAAAGTGACCTATAGCATCCCCACCAATGAAGAGGTTGGCATTTACATCAAAGTCTGTACCATCATAAGTCAGGTTTGTAACACCTTCAATGGTCGTAGAATTAGTCCAGATAGCAATCTGATTGTCGAGTGGTGTTCCGGTATTGCTGACGTTACCTTCTGCAGCATCTCCAAATATTGGTTCTGCATAAGTAAAAGCAGTAATCCTACTAATAGCACTAAAGGATCCAGAATTATACGAAACAACAGCTCGATATTTATAATCAGTTGCGTCAACACCAGTAACATCTGTCATTAAAGCTGTTGTATTTATTCTAAAGGAACATTCCCACTTTGCTATTTCCTGATCAAACACGTTTAAAGATGTTCCAGTTACAGTTTGTGGTGCCCCTATATCTCCCCAAACAGTATAAGGACTTACAGCTCTTCTAAATTGAACATCATAACTTGGAGATACAAAATTTTGGTTAGTAGAAAAGAATCCAAAAGTAGCATCATATACTCTGCAAGATAAACTTACAGTTTCCCCACCCTTATGACTAAGTACCCCAGAAGTTGGGGTATCACCCGTAATAGTTGCATCACTTGTACCTGGTATATCTAAGGGTAAAGATGCGAAAGTAAATGATCCACCAGTTGGATTTGTAGGACCTACAGTTCCTAATCTATCTGCTATAGCATCTATAGCTGATTGAGCCCAACCTTGTATAGAAGTGGCACTAATATTATTAATATCAGAAGTACCACCAACTATTAAATGTCCATCGGTAGCATCTGCTTCAAATACAGAGTTGTCTTCCGCATCTTGTAAAGTAAATCCACCTTCATGCATTGAAGCTCTAGGGTTAGTAGAAAACGGTGATGTTTGTTCTGACAGAAGTGCTCTAGTTTGGAAGGTTCTACCTGTAAAGAAACTAGCATTAACATTATTTGCTATTATAGAGTTAGCCGCTATTTCGTCCCCTGCAATTTTTAATCCACCTCTACCACCGAATACTTGGAAAAATGCTTCTGTAGTAGTATTTTCTGCTACTGCTACTAATATTTTATCTAATCCTACAGAAGTTACTGCACTCGTAGTTAAAGACATAGTAGTTGGTATAGGGCTAGCACCGTTAAAATATATAAAAGTTCTAGCAGACATTACTCCGGTGTCTCCGGCATCTATAGGGAAAGTTAACCCAGCTGCTGTCCATATAGTTCCTGAAGTCCATTGTACTACTAATGCTGGATCGTCCGGAGAAGAACCAACAGAGAATATTAAATCGTGACCCCAACCTACGGATCCGTCTGCTCCTGTAGCACCAGTAGCACCAGTAGCTCCATCCGTTCTTTGAGCATAAATTGAAGTGGCTGACCAAGCAGGATCTTGTGGAGATCCAGCATCATTTGTAAATGTTCTAGTAGTTACATATACTATATCTCCATCTAATGCTAAAGATGGTACATTTAATGTCCAACCATCACTAGCATTAGTGCCGGAGATTGGGGTATTAAATGTGCCCCCAGCAGTATCTGCTACAGTATTATCATTAAGATTATACATGTTGACATGACGTACTGCTTGACCGGTAAGACCTATTACTCCATCTACTCTTGTAGCATATATAGAAGTAGCTGACCAACTAGGGTCTTGAGGAGAGGATGCATCGTCGTACATTTAATGTCCAACCATCACTAGCGTTAGTGCCTGAGATTGGTATAGCAAAGGTGCCCCCAGTAGGATCTGCTACAGTATTATCATTAAGATTATACATATTAACATGACGAGTTGCTACACCAGTAGCACCGGTAGCACCATCAGTTCTTTGGGCATATATAGAAGTAGATGACCAACTAGGGTCTTGTGGAGATCCGGCATCATTTGTAAATGTTCTAGTAGTTACATATACTATGTCCCCATTTGAGGCCAAAGATGGTACATTTAATGTCCAACCATCACTAGCATTAGTGCCTGAGATTGGGGTATTAAATGTGCCCCCAGTAGGATCTGCTACAGTATTATCATTAAGATTATACATATTAACATGACGTACCGCTTGACCGGTAAGACCTATTACTCCATCTACTCTTGTAGCATATATAGAGGTAGAAGACCAACTAGGATCCTGTGGTGAAGATGCATTACATTTAATGTCCAACCATCACTAGCGTTAGTGCCTGAGATTGGTATAGCAAAGGTGCCCCCAGTAGGATCTGCTACAGTATTATCATTAAGATTATACATATTAACATGACGTACCGCTACACCAGTGCCACCTGCAATACCATCATCTGCCCCCACAGATGTAAGTACTGTTTCTCCTACTGAGATTCCGTCCGTCCCATTAGTATATTCAAATACTACAGTAAAAGCTTGAGTTCCACTACCACTAGGAACTATAGCTATATTTCCAGGTGAATCGGCAAAATCTCCCGGTGAAACACTGTGAGTGGCCGCGCTTCCAGTTAATAATCCTGCTGCATCTCTAGTAACTAAATAAGCATCTTGAGCTACTATATTCCCATTTTGAACTACAGTGAAGTCAAGTTGAGTAGTAGGTGATCCGGGATTCCAAGCTCCACCATTAGTTGCTTGAGTCCAAGCTAAACCATTAGTTGCTTCTATATATCCGTAAAATGCGTCCCCCCCAGCTAACCCATCATCAATATCTACAAGTGTAATAGTATCTAGAATAGTTCCTGCTGGACCATCTTTTAATTCTACTATTATACTACCTGTTATATCATCTATATCAAACGTGCCAGTATAGCCATCTGAAGGAGATGTAAAGTTACCGGGAGAAGCTACCTCTACTAAGGTAGTTCCCACATATAATTGAATAGTACCTGCTGAAAGTAAAGTATCTATTCCACCTACAATAGAATGAGCCTCTACAGTTAGAGTACCTAAACCATTTTTTATAGCGGTACCATTTATAGGTTTAATATAGAAAGTATCTACAACCGAAGCTGGAGGAGTTCCAGGAAGATAATCTGTTCCAATATCTGTACTATGGTAAGCCCAAAGAGATGTTCTACCACCATAAGTAGTGGCAGAAACTCTAAAATCGTATTCTGCTGCGTCTTTAAATAAAGTTTCTAAAGGGATGGGCCCCTGTAAAATTTGACTATGATCAGAAGTTTTATTTCCCGCAGGAATCCAAGTATCTACTCTAAGTTCCCCTACTAGAGAAGGATTGGTAACTATGCCATATTCTAGAGTGTAGAAAGATATATGTACTTGATCTACAGCATTTATCAATGTACCCCTAGTTGCTGCATTCCATCTTACTAAAGTAGTAACTGTGGAACCCGAAGTAGCAGATGTGACTTCTGTAAATACAGTCAGTGGACTAGCTACAAACCAATCCGGTTGTAATACAACGCCGGTTGGATCATCTGCTATAATTTCTGATTCTAAAGCATTAGGTGTAGCACTAGCGTCCCCATCATTCCAGTCATATATTTCTTCTGCTTCTTCAATCATTGATACTTCAATTGTTGCATCTTTGGTATACTGCATATCTACTATTTTGAATTGTTTATAGTATGCGGTAAAAGGCGCCTCTGGACGATTTTGTACTGTATCATCTAAGCCTAGCCTATTAAAAAAGCTTTCATTAGCATACTTAGAATTACTAAGAACTTCTAAGTATACAGTGTCCCCTACTGAAAATTTCAATACTTTTAAGTTAGCTTCAAAAGTAACTGCCAAACCTCTTCTAACCCTTTCTAACTGTATTCTAGCAAGTCTTTGCGCTTCAAAATCCCTAATTGTGAAGGGGAAGTCAAACTCTCTTATTATCTCTTCATCGTCAATTACTTCAAAAGGATTAAGTCCAGAACTATCTAATGGATCTACTATTGTAAAATCTGAAGGTTCAAACTTAGGTCTAAGAGGTAGAGTACCTTTATCCGTAAATACTCCAGCAGCTTTGTTAAACAAGTCCCCTCTAGGGGTATGTGTTCTTATACTTAAAGGGGATACCATCATATCTTCGTTTATGATATCATTTATTGAGTCCGGTAATCTGTATATAGCTGGACGTAATTTATAAGCACCTTGTGCATATATTAACTCTCCTCCCCCAGAAGTAAGCATCGCTTCCATATTTGAAATAGGAGTACTATTAGTTTCTAGTACTCCATTAGTTGTGTATCTAGCTGAGGTGGCCGCATCGATTCCAGTATCAACAACCGCCGAAGAATCCAAAACAGATTGGATCATTTCTGTCCAATTTATCTCTATTAATGTTCCTGAAATTTTTGCTCCCAAACCGTAGGAAGTATTTAATAGATAATCTAATATACTTAACGACCAATCTTCAGACCATGTATATGTATCGGGATCATTTAATACATGAGTACCACCAACGTCAGCCCCTTCTGCCGTGAAGTTTGTTGGATCTTGTTCAGGATTATAAAGTCTTTTACCTTTTACATGAAATTTTAATCTTGGAAAACCAGACCACACATCTCTGTTGAATTTAATACTTACAAAAATATATGCACAGTTAGTAAGTTTATATCCACTATCTGTATATAAACCTGTACCGCTGTCTCTAGTTGCTCCTGCTCCACCCCATGCTGTAGTTAATGCGGTTTGTATTAAACCGGCCTTAATTCTATCTCTCGCAGCTTCTGTAGATGTTCCCCCATCAGTTACATATTGATTATCTGCAAATCCCCAACCATTAACTTTAATAATTTTAACGTGCTCTTCGGCCGCACCGGTACCAAACTTCCCAGTATTTAGGAAATAATTAACATCTAAATCATTAGAATCAATATTGGTAGAACCACTAGTTTTACCCGATATATTTACGTATTGGTCATCTATAAATACACCAATAATATCTTCTACAGGATGAGCAGATATTACTACAACCATATTTAATATACTATTAGTAATACCTATAGTTTCTAATACAGCATAGGGTCCACCAGTTACAGCTTCTCCGTATATAATTCTACGTGGCATTATATTGCTACGAATTACATTTTGTATACCCTTAGTATCTCTACCACTTTTAGGTGCATCTGGTGCTAATATTTTCCCCAGTAAAGCAGCTATAGCTAAATTGATTACTATAGCTCCAATTGCAAAACCTATGCCCGCAAAACCTGCCGCGGCTACTGCTCCGCCACCAACAAAAAGATTTACTAAAACTGCTGCAGTTACCATTAATCAATACTCCAACAATATTTACAGTCCTGCGTATTTCTAGCTGTTAGACCCCCACCTTTTTGTAAGAAGTAAGTTCTAACACCATTGCATACACCAAGTATACCAATGTTGTCTTCATTAATATAGTATACTGGGTAACCTAATTTTACTTGTGAAATATCTTTTTTAGGTGTATTTAAAATAATAGAGGGTAAATCTACTATACTTTTACATCCTAATTTAATTAAAGCTTTCATTGCTCCCTTTTCTTTTTTATATGTTACTACATCTCTCCAAAGTGGAAGAGTTATGTCTTTGTATTCTTCAACTACTTTTACAGTAAATATACAGCAATCTAAATTTCCCCAACTAAATTCTGTGTCTTTATATTGATATATAATATCAGTTAAATTCTTCATTAGTATACTAGTGCACCATTTGCATAGAATCGCGAATTACTAAATGTATACACCGTTTCTGGATAATGAATAGTTTTCATTTCTATAATTTTAACTGTATCTCCAGTTACAGTTTTTACACTGTCTCCAACTTCTAACTGTTTCGCAACTCCAAGATCTTTATAACTAATATTAGGATCTGGATTGATAGAAGCAAAACCCTTATGCTCTACAAATAGTGGGTGATCTTCAGAAGCTTTCAATATTGTATTATCTTCAAAAGTAATTTTATACATAAGACGGTTTGTTCTTGTAATAATATCAGTCACTTCTTCCACACCCGTTACTACTTTAATCCAATCACCTAATTGTACTAAATTGATTGTTTGTGTAGTTCCATCAGCCATTGTAATAAGTGTATCAGGTGTAAAGCAACAATGTGGGCACATATCGTTAAATCTATCATCTTGACCATTACCAGGATCTCCAACAGTAACCCCACCCCAACTTATTATTTTATCTTGTATACCCTGAACCCACCTAAAACCTAAATCAGTAGCATCTACGTGTCTAGTTTGGTAGGCATGATTAAATCGTCCACCCCTTGGTCTTTCCCAATCTGCTAGCCTAGAAGTTGCATTTACTGTTATTGTTGCTGTTTCCCCAAATTCTATATTACCAAAATCCATTCTACCTGCAAATAATAGTACTGGGCCATTTTGTCCCCCTTCTACTGCATAAGTATCTTTATCAAGTGTAGCATACCATACTTGTAGGGGTTTACCAATATATTCATTACTAAATATATCTGTAATAGAAGCATTAGGAATACCAGATAAAGTTAATTGAATAGTAGTAGCACCCAACTCACTAGTCTCATTAAGTACGGACATACTTGCCAGATTTCCTAGACCTATATACTCTAATTCTCCACCACCGGCTTCGTCCCAGTAAATACTTTGATAAGCATTAGTATACCTTACAGCAGGGCTAAAATCTAATTTAGCCAATACTACACCAGCTAAACTCTCACTATCTAGTGAAGCTTGTACTGTAGAGTTAACGGTCTTTATCACGAGAATACCTCTATAAAACTTATACTCATATCAGATAATTGAGCCTTAGTTCTTGATGCCCATTTAGCCTGATCACTTGCACTTAACATAAATACCCCTGTAGGACTAGTATATACTACGTTTTGCCCTGAATAAATATTTCTTCTTATTAAAGGTTCTATAGTTAGCTCATGTGTATCCCCCGATACAATAGCTGAAGCTAGAACCATCTTTAATTCTCTTTGGTCATCGATACCTATCTGAATGAAGTCTCCGGGGGAGAATACAGGGCTTCCACCCCCCAACGTTACTCTTATCAATCCTCTATTACCCGCTACAACCGTTACAGTTGGGCTACCAGTTACAACATTAAATGGATCAGTATGAGTACGATCTCCGTAAAAGAATCTTCCCGAGGAACCCCTTAACTGCAATAAAAACTTTTTTAGAGTTGCGGATTCGACTACTGTCATATCTCTATAACTAAGACTACCTGCCCACCGTGCACCTGGTAATTCTACGGTTTGTGTAACACCACTTATATCTGAACTTGATACTTGTGTATTATAAGATATACCAAAATCTTGTATCTCTGCCTCTATACTAGGAAAAGCTATTGCTGCCATTATCTACGTCCTGTTATTTGTGCAGCTCTACCGCCACGGTTGATTTCTGAAAATACTCTAGCGAATGTTCTATCTTCTATAGCTCTTGCTTCTTGTCTTAATAGTGGTATAGCGTCAGTTGAGGCCCCTCGGAAATCAAAGTTTTGTTCGATGTTTACAGTATCTCCTACGGCACCCTTTAGATCTACGGGAATCTCTCTATTATTGGGTAGTGGTACTACCGCCTCATTTCTACTACCTTCACCTATTAAAGCTAAATTTGGACCAGTAGCTATCGCGCCAGCGGCTAATTTAGGTATACTTGAGAAACCTCCAGATGCAATACCACCAGTACCGAATCCAAAGAGCGAACCTATACCCCCAGCTATTGCTTTCGCACCCTGTTTAATCATTTCAAATAATAGTAATCCTAACGTTTTTATATTATCTAAGAAGCCTTGTTTAGTTATATCTTTAGATTCACCAAGTACACCTTGTATACTTGCTAAAGTATCTTCTGTTTTTCCGAAATTTAATTTATCACTTAAAACATCACTTAAAGGCGCTATAATTGAATCTTTAGCCTGTTCGACAGGTTTTACTCCACTGGGAAGTACACTATTACCCTTAAGTTCTGTAGTAAGTTTGTTTAAGGCAAAAGTATTTAATTTAGTAGTTGAAGTAAGTTGTTCAGAGGCTTGTAGTTGTTTATTTAAACTTTCGTCTCCTCTACCAGAGCTAAATATAGTATTCAATGAATCTCTAATTCTGGACTTTAATGCTTCCCCAAAAGTTTCCCTTAATCCCTCTTTCAAGGTTTCTATTACTGCACGCCCAAAGTCGTGGCCGCCCTCCAGTAAGTTGTCTACCGCTTTATCGAAGGTAGCATTAATAGTATCCGCAAAACCTTTTCCTAGTATTTCGAAGGTGCTTTTTAGTTTATTGACACCCTGTTGCATAGCTATGATAAAGAAATCCACAGTTTTCCCTATACCCTCTTCAGAAAATACAGTAAGACCCCCGATTTGTTCATCCTCTCTAGCTCTACGGCTCATTTGTTGACGTTCTAGTTCTCTAGATTGAGCTTCTAATACTAGTAGTTTTTCTTCTTCTAAAGCTAAGGCTCTTTCGCGAGAAGGGCCCGCGTCTTGTTCTATTAAAATTTGTTCCTTTCTAGCTTCTATATCTTTTACACTATTAGCTAATCTTTGCTTATCTAATAGGAAAATCTTTTTTGATTCGGCTAGGAAAGCTACAGTGCTAGTGACTAATTTTTTGTTGATATTTGATACAGATTTTCTTGCCGCCAGTATAGCTTGATCGTTACTTATTACTTCTCTAACTATTTTTAGCCTTTCCTGTTCTCTCTTAGTACTTGCAGCTAGTACTCTACCCCTTTCTATTAAAGATCTTACTTCTGCCTCAAATACAGCTAAGGTCGCTTCCGCGTCTGCTAGATTTGCTTTACTGCTGCTATCTACTATAGTTTGAGCTGCATTTCTATTAGATACAGCCTGAGCTAGTTTTTGTGTGTTTATATCTTTTTCTTTACTTTCTATGGCAGTTATAATAGATAATCTAGCTTCGTCACTTTTAATTTCTTTTAATTTTAAAGTAGCCAAATCAGTACTTAAAACTTTTAATCTTTTAGTACCTAACAGTTGAAATTCTAGTTGTTCTTGGAAGATTTTTCTTTGTCTCTCAGCTTCTGCAACTGCTTCTTTTAATGTAAGTTTTCCACTACCTAATAGTGCAGCTATACCTTCTAGATCTTTAGATATCTCCCCTGTAGCAAAAGCTTCTTCTAGTGTTTTACTAGGTGCGACATTTTGTACTTCTATTAAATCTCTTAGTGCTCTTTCCGCAGATATTGCAAAACCAAAAACTTCCTTAAAAGGAGATTTTTGAGACTTTAATTTTTCTAGACCTAATTGAAAGGTATTGAAATTTACAGATACTTCTTGTAGTTGTTTTAAGCTATTAGCTGCGCTTCTACTTAAACTAGTTATCTCCCCCGATGCGCTAGAAAAGAACTTAATAGTGAGTGTATTTAATAAAACTAGAGCTGCCCCATTATCCTTAAATTCTTCTTTTAACTCACTAACTCTAGATCTTAAAGCGTCCCAATCTCCCGCTACAGCTAATCCTCTCAACTGTAAAGCATTGAACACCCCTATTTCTGAATTTAAACCGCTAAATACTTTAGCACTTTCTAAAAATACTTCAGTATACACAATGCCAAGATCTTCAGCAAAACCAGTAGCAGATTTAAATTGATTTATTAACGAACTTAGGATATCAGCCTGACCTATACCTATTAAAGTGGAATTTAGTTTTTCTGCTGCAAGGGTAGTTTGTGTAAGTTCTCGACGAGCTTCTAATGATATGGTAGTAGTAGTACCTTCTTCCGGTAAACCTAATGCGAATTCTTGTTTGGGGCTTGCTCGTAACTCTTGACTTCTGGCGTTTAACTTATTTAATTCCTTTAATGCCCCGTCTACAGTTAAACCGTCTAGGGCTTTTACTGATTTCTGCGAAAATCTATTAACTTCGTTGGCCACACTTTCAAAAATTCCCCCTATAAAGGTAAAGGAATCTCCAAATTCTTTTAAAGAACTAGGTGCCTTGTCTCCCCATAGTTCTATACCTTTCGCTAATGTTACGTTGGCAGCCTCCATCCCCTCCTTAAAGTCTTCTGTAGCGTCATTAATTAATTTCTGTTCAGGAGTTACCTTATTAAGGGCATCTACAAGAAAAGTATAGGCTGATTTAAGTATTGTAAACGCAAATATATATAACCCCAAATTTGAAAGTATTTTTGAACCAATTCCCGCAATTATTCCACCAGTTCTACCTACAGCTTTTCCTAAGTTTGATAAGTTAGTATTTATACCTTGTGTACCTTGAGTCATACCTCTGCCGAATTTTTTCCAACCAACCAACATACCCCTCATAGATTTTCTTACTCTACCTTCAGCTATTTGAAAACCTTGGGCAAAACCTGTTTTAATATCAGAAGTTACCTTTTTAACTGAAATATTGAGCGTACCGTGTTTAGCACTTAGTACAGCTAAAGTACCTGTTAATCTTTTTGCTGCCGCAGCCTGTCTATCAAAACCTTTTGCTACTGCAGAAGTTCCTACAATTTTTTCGCGTAAAGCAAGTTCTTTTAATACTGCTAATTGTCTTTGGGAACTTTCTATAGAACCTAAACCTTTAACCCCTTTTCCACCCTTTTTCAAATTTGCTATATTAGCCTGTAATGCAAGAGTTCTACCAGATAATACGCCCTTGTTTAGTTTACCTTCTTGAGTTAAAATTTTCTTTACAAAGTCAGCGTGAGCATTTACCTTTTTTCTTTGAGCATTTTCAAAAGTCGACACTTCTCTTTTTAAGGATTTAGTACTACCCGTAGCAACAAGTTTATTGGCCGCTGCTCTCTTCTTTGCTACTTCTTCACTAGCCTTCCCTAAAGCTCTAACTTCTCTAGTAGCTTTTTGCCCCGACGCTGCTACGCCTTTGAAAAATTGACCTGCTCCAGAAAATAATTGACTGGATACTATTTGTATTATTACCCCTATAAAACCTGCAGCGGCTAGTTTAGACTTATTAAATAGATCTATCATAGGAGTTAGAAAATCTGTAAGAAGTACTCCAAATGAATCTTTTAAATCTATAATAGTAGTTAGTAACTGTTGGAAAGGATTAGGGTCTATTTTTACTCCGTCGAAAACACTTTGACTAGCTTCTATAGTAGCATTTAGAATAGCTTGTTGTCTATCGAAGGCAGATAATTCTAGTGCTGTTTTTCCTATTTGAGCGGCGTATCTTTTATATGCGTCCTCAGTTTTAATTACAACACCTAGTGTTTGAATTATTTCCACACGACCACGCTGTGAAGCACTAATGAATCTATTTAAAGCTTCAGTAGCAGAACCACCAAAAGTTTGAGCAGCTTTAGTAGCAGCTTTAGTAAGAGCTTCCATTTTTTCAATTGGAACCCCAGCAGAAACCGCTTTGTTAATAATAGGTAAAGCCTCTGCAAAAGATAGTGCACCACCACTAGCTTCTTGCATTTGCTTAGTGATACGTGTAACGCTAACGCCAAATCTAGTACTGAAGTTTTCAGCGGACTTGATCATACTACTTAAATCTGCTGTACGACGTAACACTAGGAAAGCTGCGCTAAGTGCAAATACGTGAGCAGCAACTATAGCGTAAGATTGTATTAAACCACCCATACCCTGAGATTGTTTAGCGAATGCCTTAGTTGTATTACTAGTAATCTGCGCAGTACCCTTGATATTTCTGTCTAATTCACCGGCGGATTTACTAACGGCTCGAGTTTTCTTTTCAGTAATACCCATTTGAGCATTAAGAGCTTTTAAATCTTTAGTAGTGGGTTTTATCCCGACGGCTTTTAAAAATACTTTTAGATCAACTTGAGCCACTAGTGTTTCCTTTCGATTGGCGTTTTATTTTCTCGGCTATATCTTGTGCCACATAACTATCTATTATGGGTATAATATTCCAAGCATATTTTCTGATACAATCTTCTATATCAAATTCTTCACATAATATGGGTAATAATAGTAGGTCCTTACCTAAGTAACTTCCAGACATTCCTTCCCACTTAGCGGGCAGCTTATCATACAAATTTAATACCATTTGAGTTTCTATATATAGATCCCCTCTTTCTGCTGGCATTTCTTCTTCCAATGGTTCACTGCCCATCATTTCACACATTTCTAAATATTGTTCTTTACTTAATCCCGAGCTGGACTCTTTGACGTATCTTTCAAGTCTTCCAATTTCGTCTTCGAGACGCTCGTAGTGAAGTTTCCCAGGTCTGCAATAACCTTACTAACCCAATTATCAAACAGTACACTGTTCTTCATTAACTCTAAAGCGTTTTCATCTGAGAAATCTAACTCTTCTTCTCCGTGACTACCTACATCCGCTAATACGAATTCTGTTAGGTAATTTAATTTAAATCCTTTCCACCCCTTGACGATAGATTTTACGTATAGTTGAAGAAACAATACATCATCAAAGTCTTCAACTTCATTCCTTTGTTTGTCAAACTTAGTTCTTTGACATTTTTTGTATAGTGCCTGGTTGCTTTCTTTAGATAAAAAAGCAAGGTCGAAAGATAAACCTTCGCACCCAGGAAATTCGAACGTTACCACCTTTTCTGGTAGTAGCATATTTTTTAAGTCCATGGTTAAAAACCTCTTTAAGCTGTATAAATGACAGTATTATAACTGCCGGTTTGTTCTTTGGCCCTGAAGGGTACACTAATCGTGTATACTTCGCCAAAATTTTGGCGGGGTAATTCTAATAGTGCCTGAGGTAGAGTAAATGTAACTCTAGGAGTATTTGTAACTCCTCCAACATTTATTGTGACTAGAGCTTCGTGGGTAGTCTCATAGTCTGTATTTGTAACGTTATTCAATAATTCATTGAATAAGTCCACGGTTCCGATTACTGGAGAATCTCCAGTCTTCAAGTAGAAATCTAATGTTCCTTTTACTTCTCTATTACCTGTAACATGTCCTACTGCAACCGTTGTTGCTTCAAGAACATTTCTACCGTAAAAAGTATTTCGGTTGTCAAATTTTATACTACCACCAGTAAGTGCTACCGTATAATCTACTGAATTCATATTTAAAGTTATAGTAGATGGTCTATTTTTAATATAAGTAGTAACCGCAGTACGGTCCGTAGAATCAGGGGGAGTATTATCTTCTGTAATATTAAGTGCGCGCCCGGACCAAGTAATCTCAGCTATGCCATTAATGTCGAACCTAAATTCGGCAGTATCTACAATAGCGTTATCTAACCTGTAATTTCCTTCGGTATGAGTTGGTTGATCGAACCAGATCGTGAGATTTTGCAGTTCGGCCACATTGCCATTCGCAAAATCTATAGTAGAGCTAGTAGGATTACTGCTCAGAGTGTCTACTCCCATTAAACTAACCCATAGATATTCTTCTGGGCTAGTTACATTAGTATCTACTACTGGAAGTACATAAGTAACAAAAGTAAATGTTACCGGAGATACACTGGCTATATGTGGTACCGGTGTTCTCGATTGAGTAGGGTCTAGAGTATTTCTACCTACCCCTACTACCTGGCTACTCTGATTATAAGAAAAATCTTTTACTTTCAACTGTACCGTGTTAGTTGCATTAGCACTAGCGTCGGCAGCTTTTGAAATGTATATATCAGTGTTTCTTTTATAAAAGAAAGCCATATTAATTCCTCAATAAAATAGGTGGGGCGTTGCACCCCACCTATTATCTTTATTAACCTTCGTTAGCGTGATATGCAACAGTTAATTCATTAAATGCTGCGGGATCCGGTGCTGTACCTGTGTAAGGTAGAGCATTAAATCCAATATCAACAGAAACTACATCTTCAATATTGATTGTAGGAATGATTAAGTGTGTACCTGACATTAAGAACTGTACAACTGGTGTATCGAATGGTGAAGCCGGAGCTATACCACCTACATTAATTGTTAATTCAAAGTCTGTTGGATCTGCGCCAGTCGTAGAATTAGAGTGAGTCGTAATATCTCTCAATAAATCTGCGGTGTCGTTTGTTCCACCAGTTTTCAGGTAAGCAGTCATATTACCACTAATTGTTCTCTGTCCTGTAAAGTGACCACAAGGGTTATTTACAACACCCAAAGCTTCGGGTGTTAAGAACGTAATGTTATTAGCAATTGTCAATGTACCACCTGTTAAAGCTAGTACGTATGAGTTACTATAAGCTTTACCAGATGTACCCACTAATGATACTGTTGATAGCTTGTTTCTAATACAAGCTTGAACACCTGTAGGTGCAGGTAAGTAACCTGCTGTACCGTCGGGGAAACCACCGCTTTCCCAATCATCTGTTGCACCATCTGTCAACATGTTAGATAGTACTGTTAAATCTCCGCCCGCTGTCACTTCTGTTACACTTGTACCAAAACCGGTCCAAGAGATAGATGCAATAGCATCGATAGCGAAATCAACTTCGGCAGTATCTACAACAGCACCTACAACATGGTACCATACTGGAGTACCAGTAGTTCCTAGATTAAATACTAGGGATAGCTTCAATAGCTCGTTTGTGTTTGAATCTGTAAAATCTATAGCTAGACCTCCGGTTCCACCAGCATTTCTTGTTGTGGCGTTACCATCGGTATTGGTAGCCACTAAATTTGTAGTACCTGAAGCTGCTAAAGCTTCCCAAAGAATTCTTTCTACAGCGTCAACTTGTGTGTTGAGTGTATTGAATCTTGGGCGCATATAAGCTTGCAAATTCCAATTTACCGGTTCAATAGCAGTAGTGAAAACTTGTTGGCCACGAACAGGTGTTGTTCCCGCCTCACTGATTTCAATTTCCTGCGTAGCAGTGGCAGCACTAAATGAGAAACCATCCAAGATAGGTATTTCCCAGGTATTAGCGTTGGTCATTGCTGCAATAGTTTGGCTAGTTGTTACAAACAACTTAGCATTTCTGGATAAACTAAATGCCATTTATATTTCTCCTCGTGTTATACTTCATATCGCACCTCTAAAACTATTTCTCCTACTCCCAGAGGGCTTAATAATCCTTCATCGTCGCTGAACGAAAGTATCCTTATGTCAGTGCTAAGGTTATTACCCGCTACTGTAAGGTCATTGTTCGAATCTAATACAACTTCGATGTCATCAAAAATTTCTTCTAATCTGTCTTTTGCGTCCTCATCTTGGACATAGACGCGTATGTTTACTGTTAAAAATGCCCACCTAAATCCTCCGGGCAAATACTCTCTAGTTTCAATTCCGGAATACAAACATATAGTGGGATAGTCATCTATTTCATCCCAAAATATCTGTTTAGCTTTTACATTTTCAAATACGTTTGTAGTATAGGGGCTAGTCCCATCTAAGTTAGCTACGAATAGGTCTTTTATCGCCTCTACTATCTGTGTTCGTGTGTTAGCCAATTAATTCTACCTTTACTCTTCTAAGTGTAGCGATTTTTTCTTCTTGTAAAAGTTGTCTAATACTTCTCCCAAAAATTCTTGCAGGACTTCTACCCGGCTTAGATAATTTAGTGTTACCCGGTTCAAATACTCCATAGGGGTTCCTCATATATTTAACTCTAGCATTAATAGAACCCTTTTCTTTGCTAGGCAATAGTGCTTTTATTCTTGCCGATCTAGCAAATCTACCAGTTCTATAATTCAAGATAGTAGTAGAGGTCCCCTTCCCCATATTTTCTTTAATTTTATCGTGTAATTTTGTATTTAGAAACGCCATAAGAGACTGTAAGTTTAGACTACCATCTTTATTTTCTCTAAGTCTTCCAGTAGTCTTCTTGACTTTCATCTGCGCACCCTTTATACGCATACGATTAGTAGGTACTCTAACTTCTCTTCTTTTTATTTTAGCTCTTGTTATAAAAGTTCTATTTTTAGATTTCTTACCTAAAAATTCAAGTTCTATTCTTTCAGTTATTAAATCATTAATACTAAGACTGCCTTTAGCATCTACTATTAATTCCTTTATTTTTAATAATTCTGGTACTACAAGAGTATTGAAGGCTTTTTGAGCGTCAGAACCTTCCTTTTGATTTTTATCTTTTAATTCTGGAAGTAGAATAGTTATTTCACCAAGTATTTCATTTCTTACACTAGTGCGTTTGAATTCTACATTAGCATCCGATTGAGCAACTTTAAATATACCAGCTTTTAAAGCTGAAGTATCAAAACTTGCTGGAATAGTAGATATTAACTTTATTTCTTCGGCGGTTTCCGCCAGTAAAAAATCATCCCTATTCTCTACTAAATTAGTAGCTATGCTTACTTGCCCCCCGAAAGCATGGCCTAGTTGGGTTCCGCCTAAATTAACTGATCCAAACTCAGCTTTTAAATCTGTAAATTTCTTACTCCAGAAAAAGGTCGGATAAGAACCAAAAGCTGCCCCCCTTTTTGGGCTTCTTATATTTTCTAATTTCTTAATATAAGCTCTTCTATGTTCTTTACCTTGTAAAGCTTTTCCTTCAGGAGACTTATCAAATTCATCTGTTAGAAGTTTATTTAGATTATTCCATCTTTGTTGATATTCCGGATGTTTATTAATAAATAAATTAGTGGGATCCCCTAAACCTCTACCTTTTACCACATCTTGAACAGGCTTCATAGCATTAGCTCTGAATATTTCTTGATTATCTGTAGATTTGGAACTCTTTGCAAATATAACTCTTCTAGCATCATCGAATAAGAAGGCTATCCCCACATGGTTTAAGAAGTCACGTTCTTGTCCTACGACAAAATGCTTACCTTTTGTATGTGTTTTAAATAATGACCAAAGATCATTAGCTATTGTTTTAGATATAGGTCCTAAGTCTGAATCACTTACTTCCCTACCAGGTACTTTGAAGGGGGAAAAGATACTAGTAATTTCCGATAAAATCTCTGTTGCATTTATAGCTACTTCTTGAATTCTTGCTTCCTTTCTATCCCTTGAAGCCTGAGCTGCCCCTTGTATTAAAGATCTCTCTATAGCTCTTAATAATGCTTTAAATTTAGGATTTGTAACACTCAAGGGGAATACCTATAAAGATCTAGTATTCTGCGGATATGTGGAGGGAAACTATTAGCTAAATAAGGTTGTGCATTATCAACAGTAGCACCTAGCAAACTCTTACTAGGTATATTTTCACCACTATCATAGTAGTGTACTAAATCAACCATTGCTAATTCAAGTTCTTTAGGTAAATTGCCTGTTATATAACCGTAGGTATAAACGATCTCTAGACTTCTGTAAGATACATCATAAGTATCTACAAATTTCTCTAGTGCTACCTGAGTCATTACGGTTCCATTCTCTAGATCCGCGTAATAACCACCTTTTGCTGAATCTCCTTCAGTTAAAGTAGTTTGATTAGTGCCACCATCCTGCGATGTTTTTACACTAACTACACTAAGTACAGGAAACTTATCTAAATAAATTAAATTAGTTTTACCATCTTTCCATTCTGTTATTGCAGTTTGAACGGTAGAGTGTTCTATGAACTTTCTATTACAGTATGTTTCAACAAGCGCACTAACCTGAGTAATTAAAGTCTGATGTTGACCATCTTTTAAAGTACTCTTGATTCCTTTGGCTTCTTTGTAACAATCTAAATCTATTAAGTCGGTCATAGTATCCCTACGTAGTAAAAAGTGGGGGAAAATTCCCCCACTTTTTCAACAAATATACCTCAACTATTAAGAAGAGATTTCTAAGTTCACAGTACCTTGGCCTGTGATAATATCGTTGAACGCAAATCTACGACTAGAAACAAGAACTCGTTTCTGGTTGATGATATCACGATCAGCCTCAGTCATGATTCCGCGTAGCTCACCTCGTATGAAGTTAGCTGGACGACACATGATTCCAAGTGTTGTTGTTAATGTTCCAGTTGTAATAGCTGCGTTATCGAACATTTGTGATACAAGTACTTTAACACCAAAGATACTACCTACTTCACCAACGTGAACGGTAGCCGCTTGTGGGCCGTACTCTGCAACAGATTTGAACAGAGGTAGTGTCATTAGACCGTAATAAAGGTCATGAGATACTAATAGTACTAATTGTGAAGAATCAATACCGTAAAGTACTAGGTTTCTACGCATTGTAGCTACTACATCTTCTGTTAAGTTAGCTTCCCAAGCTGCTGCACCAGCGATTGTTACATCAGTAGTTAGAGCGCCACGGCCTTCTAGTCCTAGAATAGGATCAAAAGCTGCAGATGTTAGAACACCTCCACCGCGTAGGAAAGATAGGTCAGAAGCACGAGCCATTCTGCGAACAACTGCGTCTGTGATGATTGGAGCAAGAGCTACAATACTATCTTCTTCTTCTTCATAACCGATGTACTCACGTGTTGCAAGCTTGTAAGCAATCAACACTTGTTCATCAATTTGGTGGTTTTGAGCCGCGCCAGTTGATGTATCTGTACCATCACCGGTTTCAGCAGCAGGGTTACCGCTTGAGCGGAATGCATTACTATGCACCCAAGTAGCGTCACCAGCTTCTGGGTTAATCGGCATATTTAGAGTAGGCGTAGTCATCGCGATACTAGTAAATAGGGGTTCTACTACTAGTTGCTCACGTAGAGCATTTTGTACACGGGTTGAATACTCATCTTCCCACTCACCTGTAACACCGGAGTCCCAATGTTCCATATTAGACTTAGTAACTAAGTTTTTGAAAGTCTTTGTATCTTCGATTTTGCAACCGAAAATCTTAGAGGCATACATCATACCATCACGTGTGCCTTGAGGTATTTGTTCAATACTAGACTTAACATCCGCGAATGACATTTTACTGTCTGTGATTTCAGCGCTTAAAGCTTTTTGAATTTCTCCATCATCAGCTTCTTTCTTAAGTGCATCTCTGATACCCTCTAGTGCTTCCGTGAAGGAAGCGTTATTTTCATCTAGCTCTGTACGTAAGTCTTTAATAACTCGTTCAGCAGCTGTTGTAGCAGTAGCGTCCATCTTTGCAACTTCATCCTGAGCTGCTTTTTCTGCCTCAGCTACAGCTTTTTCTTCGGCTTTAAGGTCGCCCTTAATTTGCGCAGAAATTTCAGCGGCTAATACGGCTAGATCGATTTTTTGCTCTACTTTTTTGTCGGTTTTATCTTCCATTAAAGTTTCCTCATTTTTGATAAATTGATTCCTAAACTCTTTGTAATCTTCAGGATTAGAGAAGTTTTTCTCTACACTGAAAAGTGCGTTTTGATTAGCAGGTATAGAAACAACACTAACTTCGAAAAGTTCTACTTCCTTAATCATAAAAATCCCTGATTTAGGGTCGAAGTCTGCATCTTTAATCATAAACCCAACACTAAAAGCGGAAAGTATTCCCTCTTTGATTAGGTCTAAAATATCGCCTGCTGATTTACTAATCTTAGCTGTAATAGCTAGCCCGTTCTCTTGAATTTCATGATGTATAGTCTTACCAATTGGTCTAGAATCATCATGAAAAGCTAAAATAACAGGGTTCTTAAGATAGTTTCTTAACGCGCTCTTTTTCTTCCAGGCATCAGACGCAATGATATCACCCGAACGATCTTCATCGTTAGTGCTTGCTAGCCCAGAAATGATAAGTTCTTCGTTATCTTCGTCGTCATCATGTAACTCCTTTGTGAAGGGTACATTGAGTTTTAGAACTTTGTTTTTTGTTAGCATATATATTTTCCTCGAATAAAATTATTCGTCTTCATTCTCAGGGTCGGGTGGTGCTCCTCCCTCTGAGGGGTCTGTCGCGCTACCTGCAATGTTGGCTGGAATCCTTAATTTATCCGATTCCCCATCCTTCATAGGATCGAGCCTTAGCTCAATTCGCGCTTCATCCGCGGTCATAATCCCCGCGTTAACTAATCCTGTAAAATACTGTGCCGCATCTCGTAATTCTGGCTGTAGAGCTCTTACTTTGACTACTTCTGGTTCCATATCATAGGCGAAGAATCTTTCGTAAGAACTAATAAGTTTCGATACTAGCGGTAAAACTGTCATTTCGTAAAATAATTGTATATTAGGTCTTAAATTTGCATTGTTACCAGAATTTAATAGTACAGGCGGTACGCCTAGTGCTTTTAGAATCTTGGTTTCGTGTGAATCAATAGATGTTTCAAAATCTAGCTCACTAATCTTAGTAGTACTAAGTGGATTAACTTTTAAGTCCCCATCTAGGATCATGGGGCTACGCCCTCCATCCTTAGGATTAAATCTTGCTTTCCATTGTACTAGCATTTTTTCTTTTAACTTGTTGCCTAAGATATTAGGCGTTTGAATAATAAGGCCTGGTATAGCCCCATTGTCAAAAAAGTTCTCTTGGAAGTCTAACATGCTTCTCAATATATTTATTGTATTCTTAGTACAGAATAATCTAGATCTGCCTGTATATTGAGTAGTTGCACTGTTGTCTTTGGTGTGTATGATTTCATGTGGAAAGAACTTAGTCTTTCCCTCAAATTCATAGTGACTTACTTTGTCACTACTAGAAGTAACTACTTCCATTAACTTAGCGGGAAGATAGTATAGACTACTAGTTTCTTTTTCCCAATATTGGTAACAGTTACCTGTAAGAACAAAATCCATAATTAATTCACGTCTAAACGTGCTTACATCTTCGTTTTTATTTGGACGAAAATTAAGTATTGTTAATAGTGTTTTTTGGCGTTGTCTTCCACCCTTATGTATAGGATTAGTATTTAAAGACCCGGTTATACTAACATCGATTTCTGTAGCAGAATCGACTATCATATCTACACCACGTCTAACTATTTCTATATGGTCATAACTTTTTTCAAAGAAGAAGCGACTTCGTTCACTTTGGTGAGTAGTACCTTCTATTCTTTGTATGCCTGGTTGACCTCTGTGCTTCCAAGCAAATTCTAATGATTTTAATATACTCATATATTATTTTTTTAGGATCTCACAGTTTCCATGATAACCTAATAATTCTCCTGTTGGACATACCATTTTGTA